CTTGAAGCGTAATCTAAATCGCCAAAGTTTGCTTGTTCAATATAAGTACCTTTCAATACCCATTCTTCAACAACATCACCAACTGGTCCTAACAAATTAAATGTGACATCTTTTTTATAAAAATCTGAGTACCCATCACGTCCTGTTACTGATTCATGTGATAAACGAACCCACTCCATTACACCTTGTGCAGCTGATGGAACAACTGGATCATAAAGAGTAATGTCGATTGGTTGCCAAGCACCTTTACCTTTAATATAACGTTTAACATTTATATGGTCTAAGACAATTTCTTCAAACTGAATTGAAGGTCTATTCGCCGTCTTTACCAAATATGATGGAATACCTTCTATGTACATGATGAACCTATTTTTTGTTTTCGGTTCAAACGGTGTGAACATAATTTCTGAAGGATCTAGTGTAGCCATTCTTTGTTCTCCTAAAAAGTCGTTTATTTCTACTCATAAATAAATATCAACTAAAGAAATTTTCATCAAATAAAATAAAAAACCCCTCATGAAGAGGGGCTTTTTACGTATTAGTTACAAACTAATCTTACTCAGGAAATGTAGCTCCTGTTGGTTGTACTACGAAATCAAGTACAATGAACTCTGCAGTTCTTGTAGGTTGAACAAATATCTGTCCTACCAATTGATTTCTGTCTACAACATCTGGAGTGTTATTAGAATCATCCATGACAACTCTAAAAGCACTTAAACCACTATTCTGTTGTACTTGTTCTAAATACGGATTGACGATATTTAAGAATCTATTTCTTAACGCCTGTGTATTTTGTTCAAATACTAAGTATCTTGAAGCACTTGCAATAAATTTCCTTAATGCAATCAACAATCTACGAACATTGATTCTATCTAAAGCAGATGGTTTAGATTGTAGTGTCTTTTGTCCAAATACAACAACTCCTTGTCCAGGAAATGAAGCAATTGGATTAACTCTACCTTCATAAAGTTCATCTCTTTCAGCGTGAGTCAATCTTGTCTTAGCTTCTAATACACTTGTCAATCCACCACGATTTAATCCAGCTGGAGCAAACCATTCGTGAGCTACTCTATCAGTATATGAAATTACACCAGGTAACACAACTGATGGCGGAACCCATACTGGTCTAGCAGTATTACGATTAGGTATCTTTACCCAAGGATAATACGTAGCAACATAATTGGTGTCCAATGACTTAATTGTATCATTTACAGTTTGGACGCTATCATCATAGGTCGCAGAGTCCATGATATAAAGTGCATCCGCTCTAGCTTCTACCTTAGATATAGCATGGTTTGTGACTTGAGGATGTAATCTATGTATTACACCAGGTGTCACTAACAAATTGATATCAAATTCATCAGGATTACTTACAGCGTTTAGAGCTCTTTTATAAGCTAAAGTACCATTAGTAGATGATGTTGATAAATCAAACCCTTGTGTGTTGGTTGCTGTAATATCTGGACCTACATTATAAGGTGTTGCTGGATTTCTTCCATCAAAACCCCACTGCATTGGTACAACAAATTTTCTTTGTGCTGTCGCTGAACCAGAAAGAGTCAATGACTCTGATGCTGCTGAGTATTGTGAACCCAACACATCCGCTCCATCATTTCCTGGCATATCCTCAAGTGACATACTTACGTTGCTTCCAACTACAGCTGCATTAGGAACTGGTGCAAGATACTGACTATTATCATCGCTTACGTACTTACTGAGTAAATCAAATCCATAAAATACAGCAGAATCAAAGTTTCCTGCACTATTAGTTTGACTTTTATTAAATGAAGCAGAAGGTACTGATGTACCACCTGGTATCGTATTATTAACTGCCGCATGGCCCATAGGAACAACTGTCTTTGGATATTGACTTACATTATCAGCTGTTTTTGTGTAATCACCCACTCTAATATGTTTACTTAGATTTGGATAATCACCAAAGTAAGTTAACTTACCGTTTGAGTCAATAGTTACGTGTCTGTCACCAATTCTTTTTGCAAAGTAATTAGGTGAAGCTGGATCAAAAGTTAATCTATCAAACTGTTCTAATATATTATCATCATTAATACTATTAGGAGCAATAACTCTTGCTTGTAATGAAAAAGTTCCATAATCTGAACCAGCTATATCGTCTGCTGGTTTTACATTTAGAATAGTTATTTTCATTGACTTGTTTATATCACTACCATGAGAACGACTATATATTCTAAAAAGATTATATCTTGTGTTATTGGATTTTTGTGATTGGATATATGGTGTTCTTGCAGTGTTATACGCAACATTACCACTATATGTAGATTCATTACCAAGTGTGTCTATTGAAGTAGCTCCACCAGTAAAATCTAATCCATTTGCAGTGTTTAATACTGTTATTCCAGACGTAGATGAACTAGTATCTGCTATCAGATGAGAAGCATTTTTAAATACTTTATATATATATACAGAAGAATCTGATTGACCACTCTTTGCAGATTGTGGATCACTACTAATTACCTCAGTAATGAAATTTGCACTACCTGTATTAAATGATAGATTATAAGTTTCATCTGTTACATTACTACCAGATATAGTTAAAACAAAACTATCCCAAGTATTATCAGATGATGATACAGTTTGATTATATCCAGAGCCTGTGTCTGCAAGTGTGATACTTCTACCAACGACTGTTTGACTTAAATCTCCAGCTCCGCTAGATCCTCTAGATGGTGCTAGTACTGCTAATGTTGTTCTACCATAAGATCCACTAAACTGTAATGATATAGTATCAGCTTGATATCCACCTAAACCAAGAATCCTAACAATTGTTACGACTCCTGCACTTCTTAAATATTGTTCTACGGTGTATGGTGTGTAAAACCTATCATCAACTCCCCCAAAAACTTCTTCAAATTCTTGAAATGAAGTTATTTGAGTTGGTGTGAATGCTGGGCCTTTTTGAGTAGGCCCAATTATCGCAGCACCAATAGCCCCAATAGCTTGAGGGAGGAATGATAAATCGGTTTCACGAGTAAATACACCTGGCGAGACTATTCTTTCAGCCATTTTATTTTCTCCTAGTTATTTTTTTTAATTATATCAAATCTTAGAATAAACGTAGTTATTCTATTATAAGTATAACCTAACTTCCCCAAAATGTACTATTTAGAGAATTTTTTTAACATTAACCTTCAGGAGTTTCTTCTTCTTTAGGTGTTGGTGTAAATACTCCACTCTGTGGATCTAATTGACCAGGACCATACTTTTCGTTCAATTTCTGTACTAAATCACGTTCAGATTGTTGAACTCCTTCGTATTCAGACTCAATTTCTGTTTGACGAGTTTCAATTGCTTCAACTTGTTGGTCTAATAGGATTTTTTGTACTGCTAATTGTCCTAAAATAGATTGTTTCTCTTGATAATTTTTTTGCAGTTCACCTAATTCTTTTAATTCTTCTTCTGAAAATTTAATCTCATTAGACGCTTCTACAACTTTTGCTTCTTCAGCCATAACTTATTCTCCTATGTTTTGGTTAGTTACTTTATATAAATATAACGTAATTATGTTAAATACAATTTTTTATTTCTTTTTTAGCTCTTCTATCTCTTTTTGTTGAGATTTTACCATCTCTGTTAGTTCCTGAACTGCTTTCACTAATGGTGTAATTAATTCTGTTTCACCAAGTTCTTGCATTCCATCCCTATTTTCTTTCCAAACAGGAAACTCTGAGTGTCCTACATCATCCATAACCTCTTTTACCTCTTGAGCCAAAAACCCATAATGTATCCTATCAGGATTCTTACGTTCTGTTTGATTTTCATCATATTGTATGAACTCAGGTGGATACTCACTTGGAGCTTTCTTCTTAAATTCTTTTGGTTGTAGTTTAAGTATAAATTCTAATCCTAAGTTGGTATCTTTTATATCTTTTTTAATTCTTCTATCAGATGAATGTGTCCAAGTAGCGTTCTCACCAAAATCATTTGTGATAAAGTCTGATGCTCTACCTATTCTGATTGTTTCAGTACCACCACCATGAAATCCAGTACCATGAGCTGCACCAGAACCAATTATTATCTCATGGGATGTATTTGCAACTGAAGCAGATGCGTAGTTTCCAATAAAGATACAATTATCAGGATTTGAATCTTTTCCTGCTTTATGACCAAGCATAACATTGTAATCACCTGTAGTTACATCCTGACCAGCACTATTACCAACATAAACACCATAATTGGAGTTATTAGTTACTGAAGATACTCCATACCAAGCTAAACTACCTATAGCAACATTCGCGTATCCATTGGTTTGTAAACCACCAG